GTCCATCAAGAAATAAGTTAAAGGACGAGCGTTGAAAACGTTGTCAGTAAGTGTTTTGCGGTAGTTAGCAACTGTTGTTGCCAACAGTGTTTGTAGTGCATCTCCATGAATAGCCATAATAATTACCCCTTTAAGGTTTAAGAGACCCCGTGCTGCCGTTTAGCAGCAGCCCAAGCGTCTGCGACTGTGCGAACAGTTCCAACCTCATCCTTTGCAGTCCTCGCAGATGTAGCACCCGAAACAACAGATGCTGCACGTTTTGCTTCAGTCGCCTTAGTTACACGTTCAGTTTCTACTGAACGCTTAGCACTAACACGGTCAAAAGCAACCTGTTTAAAGACTGCTTCAAGATTCGTATTCCCCTGCGCAAGCGCAGCAGATACAACCTCTTGAGGATTGAAATCTTCCCCATATGTTTTTTGCAACCTTTGGATTTCATTCTCAAGTCTTTGCTGCGCCTGCATTTGCTCAAAAACGCTTACACGTTTATCAATCTCTTGCAGTCGCTTATCCACTGGATCATCCAAACTGTAATCATTCAGATAAGGATCATCATCCATCATGCGTTGTGCTTCTTTTCTTGAAACACCATAATGTTCAGATAACAAATCTAAAGTTCCAGCAGGATCATTGTCCAGCGCCTGCCTAATGGCAGAAGCCCATTGAAGTTCCTGACGTTGCTGTGCTAGTTCCTGCGTCTTACGGGTATAATCCGATTGACGACTGTAACCAGCAATTGCTTCAGATAGAGGAACACGTACATCAGCGCCATCAACTTTTACAGTGATGTAATGATCACTGTATTCGTCAATGTCCAATAACTGAACATCTACATCCGCTTCGCCCAAGTCTTCAACTTGTCCGTCATATACGGGGTCTATATTGGGGGTATTACTGAGTATGTCACTCACTTGTTCTCCTTAGAGTCCTAAAGGTTGCTCTATAGATACATATATGCGTTACATGGTATTAGGTAACTGCATACCTAATCTGCTAGACAAGGCTGCCAACACCGAAGGATCAACACCTGACATTTGATCAGGACTCATCTGCATTGGTGCTCCACCACCCATATCAGGCATAGGTGCGCCACCCTGAGGTGGCATCATCTCTTGTGGAGGCATAGCACCTTCAGGTGGCATGCCACCACCCATTTCAGGAGGGGGAGGTGCTTGCTGAATGAATTGATCAGGGTTTTTGATACCAAAACCAAACTGTAGAACATGCGCTGCCAAAGCAGGCATGTTAATAAGACCAGCACCAGCAAACGGCGACATAGCGTCAACCATCTGCAAAGCCATCTGTCGTCGGAAAGACTCATTCACAGGAGCAGTTGAACCAGCCTCAACATCAAAGTCAAACTCACCCGAAATATAGTCAGAATCAAAAGTAACCCACAAAGGCTCACCATCTTTACCAACAATACGAGCAACCTGTTCGCCAGTCATGAACTGCTCAGCGAGAGCAACAAGACGGAAAGCAACCTCAGCAATAGCGCCTTCAATGGTAGCCAACTTGTCAGCAGCACGAGCATTAGCAGCATCTTGAACGATTGCTGCTTCTGTTGCTGTACGACGAATCTCAGGAACACCACCACGCTGATACTCAGATACACCCGAAACAGTCTGAATGTCACCTTCAATGATATCTGACTGACGATAGAACTCAGGAGGAGTAACTACAGCAGGGAAAGGCACAACGACGTTATTGAGGTTCTCGTCACCCGATACAGGAACTAGAACGTTGTCGTAGTCTGATTCAAGCGCATCACGACCATCAGCATCAAATGCTGACTCCTTAAACAAGTACTTACGTGAGTACCGTTTACGGTGATTCATCATCTGAGTACGAGTCGCATTCAACTCACGTTGAAGCGGCTCAATAGCCTCAAGATCACCCATAGGATAAAAATAGTCAGGAATGTCATAGTTTCGGATCATTACAAAAGGATGACCGAAAGCGTATGGCATTTCCATTGGCTTAACTAAGAACTGTTCTGAACCTTCAGTAAAAACACACATTGTTTTTTTAGCAATGTCGTAGTATTCCCATACTTCAACATAGCCTTCTTCGGTGTCTTGAACTTTGCGTTTTGCTGGGTCGTCAGTATAACGACCCCACGAAGTGGCATTAATGTTTTCACGTGCAGCCCGTGAATACCTCTTGTCACTCTTAACATCCTTTAATGAACGACGAATACGATGCGCAATCCAAAGCGCATCTTGCATTGAAGTAGCATCAGGGTCTACGTATACATCAAATGGTGATACACGTTCAACAAATGGACGATCTTCAACTACAACAATGGAGGGGGTTACTTCGTTGCCTTCAACATTGGCATCAGAATAATCTCCTTCTTGCGAGATCCCATCTTCCTCAACATAACGATAACCACATTTCAGCCAGCCGTGACCAACAATAAGGAAGTCTTTTACAGCCCTACGGAATTCGGGACGAATCTTGTAATGCTTCCACCAGTAGTTGATAACAGCCTCAGTGATGATCGCCTTTGGCGCATCATCAGGGCGACGGGCATTAACTGCAATTTTAGGATAGTTAACAGCAACACTAGGGGCGATAACGTTAATTGTGGAGAATGAGATGTTGATAAGTAGACGATCTTCATCAGAGATATCTTCGTAGTGACGACCACGATACAGATCTATTAATCGTCGCCACGTGTCGTCGTATTCTTCTTCTCGTCGCCAACGTTTTGTGATAGCAATCTTTTTTTGATAACGAGTAAGTGCCTCGGAGTTAGAAAGACGAGCCATTATTATTCACCATCAATGCTGTTGATATATTCCTCTGAAGCACGATAAACAAAGTTGATGAGTGCGCCAACACCAGTCCACAGGGCTGTTTTCCAAATCTCTAGACCGCCTACAGCGCCACCAACAAGAATACCTGTTGAGGCAAAAACAAACGTTGCTACCGCTTTCTTGGCTGATTCTGAATATTTCATAATCCCTCTTTCAAGTGGTAATCAATATGATCGTCTAAACGATCATCAATGTGGTCTACCTTGTCTTCAATACGGCGAAGAACTTTATAGTTCTCGCCATGTTCCCTCGTATTACGAGTGTCATACCTTTTTAAAGCCAACATTAAAGGACCACCAATAAGTGCGACGACAATAGGGGTGATCCAGTACATTTAGATCCAACGAGTCCCGACAGGTTCGGCTTTAATGCCAGCATTGGCAGCATGCCTCATTTGTTCATCTTGACGCTGCTTAATGGTAGGACCATGAAAGTCTTCTTTACCATGAGCAAAACCTAAACGAATACCTTTTACATGACAACCAAAACAGACAGCACCTCTACGTGGAAGTACGTCAAAAGAGAATAGTTTGTCACATTCTACGCAGTTAATAGATCCCATCACACTATAAGTGGATCGTTACCTACTTCTTTCGTGCGTTATATGCACCCAATGGTACAGTTTTCAACCCTTCGTCACCATGCTGGATAAAACGTTCAAACCAATGCAAACTATATTTGGGTGACGCTATCTCAGGTCTGTACTCAGGAAGCCACACATATTTCAACATCTGATATGTGATAGCCAAAGACATCACTCTATCGTCGTGAGGTGAACCATTCATGCGACCATTGGCAGTACGCACGTATGTCTTTAATTCTGCGATAGTACGTTCACAAGGAATGTAGATAACGTTATCTCGGATAGCCCCAGCCAACTCGTCAATAGCCAAAGGCTTTGACGCAGTTGTAGTGCGCCAACCAATGATTTCTGTAGGTTCAGGGTTACGTTGCTGTAAACGACGTTGACGATAAAGATTCTTATACCCGTAGCGTTGCATAGCCTTCACGGTGGTTAAACCGTGGTTGTTGTTTTCTACGCCAATTAAAGAGCCGTTGTATAGCCACCCTAGTTCGCATAAAGCATCACCAAAAAGGTCAGGTTCAATATGACCATGCCAATGCGCTACGAGCGCATCTGTGCGAGCATTAATGATATGCGCCGACGAATAGTCACCATGACCTAGACCTTCAGCGATGTCGGCCCCAATAACATAAATGCCATCAGGTTCAGGCATTTCCCAAATAGCCAACTCGCCATCAGGTGTTTCCCTGTACTCAACTTGTTTACGGGTAACTACATGCAAATATCCACGTTGTGGTTCTTCAACTTTGCATTTCATTAAGTTGTCAATGTCAAAGACAGGGTTACCTGACTTAATGAACGCTTCTTCAGGGCTACGAGGGTATTCTTGGTGCAACTGCCAAGAAGGCATTGTTTTAGACTTGGACTCGTACCATTGTTCGTCACGGTCACCAGCAGACCAAGGCCAAAAGATACCTTTAAACAAGTTTGTTTTGTTTTGTGACCCAACCCACATCTGATGAAAAAAGTTACCTGACCCGTTAGCCGTACTTAGACAGATAACACGACCACCAACGTCAGCAATAGGTTCAATGGAAGCCCACGCTTCTTCAGAGTTGGGGAGGAACGCCATCTCGTCAACAATAACGAGATATACGGATTCACCACGGGCAGGGTCATTGCCTGAAGGCAATGATTCAATAGATGACTCGTTAGAGAACGTCATCTTCAGTTGGTTATCAGACGTAATGTCAGGTCCACGTTCCTTCATCCATAGAGGAATAAATTTAAAACCATACTTAGACTTCTGCAACAACTTGGCAGCCTCTCGTTCAGTACGAGACAACATAACCACAAACCTGTCAGACCAAAAGAACGTCAACCAAAAAGCGTAGGCT